TCGGGCTGTTCGTTAACAATCACAGGCTCATAGCGTATCCACGCTGTACCCCGACCAGGCAACAATCTGTCTTGCACCGCCCCAGACATGGCAGCGTCAAAGTCACCGAATTGCGTGGTCTCATATTCCATGACACGCTCAAGCATCGTGGATGCCAATCGACCCACAGGGTCTTGATCCATGTAGCGGCGTGAAACTTCGGGCTTGGCTTGTCTGCCGTACAAAGCAGGAAACAACACTTGGATGTTTGACCAAAGGATATTGAATTTCATCCTTGGCATCTCAATGGCATCACGCTCATCCCGATACCGCTTGATAACCTTTAAGCCACGCTTTTCCCACTTGTCAAATATTTTGATAGCGGTCTCAATCTGGTCATGCCAGTACGGGCCTGGGTCTTCTCCCTCGTATGCGCCGTTTTCTTCATACATAATTAATTACCGCTGGCAAAGAAAAACGTCACATCAAGCGCACCGCCCTCGGTAAAGTACAGGCTTGTGCCAATGTTTGCGGGGAATCGGTGAAACCCGATAGCTGGTGTAATTGTCCCTGAGACAACTGTGCCACCTGCGCCGCCATCGGTTAACACCATTGTGCCAACTGTGGTGTTATTAACGTAAAAACCAATTAACTGGCATGGGCCTGTTGTGACTGCGCCTGTTGCGGTCATGTTTTTGTATGCACCGACTTCTGCTACTGGCTGACTCATATTCGCTCCTCTTTATGTTGCATCTCAAAGTCCCACAGCTCATCTAATGTGATGGTTTGCAGGGTCTTGCCCTTGGGCGGTGTCTGATCTTTTGCTTCTTGTCTATAAGCTACTGCCAACATTCTAAACGCATCTGCGGGGTGTGAGCACCAATCGTGGCGTGGAGTTTGTCGAAAAGTTTTCTTATCCTCATCATATTCCCGCTGATATTGCCTTAACGCTTCCAATCCCTCATCGCATCTGGAGTCAAAATAACATATTGGCAACACCATCCGCACCGCTTGGATGCCGTCTTGTATGCCAATCTCAGGCACTATTGCCAGCTTGCTCATGCCACCCAAATGTGCCGCCAACTGCTCAACAATAGACTTTCCACCGCTTGCCAAGGTCTTGGCTCTGGCATCATGCGGTAAGAAATGGCGGGTGTATCGGTAACCCTTAGCTATAACCGCATCGCAGATTTCCTCAATGCTTGCCCCGCTGACAGCGTAATAGTCCATAACCCTGATCTCGCCCCTAACCACCTGATAGAACCAAATCGCGGTATCGTCCCGATAACCTAAGTCCCATGCGGTGTAGACAGGCGATTCTGGCTCAAACGGTAGCTCACAAATCCTACCCTCATCATCAGCCAAACGCATCTCTTGACCGTAAAACGCACCAAGGATGGCGGCATCAAAGCTGCACTCGTATTCCTGATCATATTGGTCTTGGCTTAACTGAGACCGAGCCGCCTGCAATTCTGAGTCTGGCAATAGCTTAGACACTGATGCTGGTAGGCGTAACAGAAACCAATCTGGCACTACTTGGCTAACCTTGTAGATGTCATGGAATTGGTTTTTGCCCTTTGGCGTTCCCCCGAAAACGGCCCAGCCGAGACGATCACTCAAACACGGTCTGATGATGTTTCCCCATACGCTTGGTCTAAAATCACCGTACTCATCCATGTAAACGCCGTTAAATCCCATGCCCCGCATAGCGTCAGCGTTGTCTGCGCCAAACAGCATAATTTTTGCGCCGTTCACCAGCTCCACCATTAAATCGGCTTCATTGGTGTTTTTAGTAACTGGCGCGGCGTAATGTTTGAGGTAATCCCATGCCACCCGCTTGGCTTGGCTTCTGAATGGTGCTATGTATGCGTACTGTGCGCCCCGACCGCTTTCGGTGATGGCTCGTTTGATCAAGTCGTTAATTGCGGCTACCGTCTTTCCAGCTCTACGGTGGGCAAGTAAGCATGACCATCTTTCCGTCCTCAAGTGGAATGGCATGAAAGCCGCCCGAGGGTTATAGGGCAGGATTACTTCACGCCGCCCCATGTCACCACCATTTCTACTGGACCATCGTCCTTACCAGTAATCTCTGTCCTTGCCAGTTTGGGCACATGGTATTCAACCACTGATTGAAATAATTCAAAGGCTTTGGCAGGGTTGGGTTTTATGTCATGCTCAGGAACGCCCATAGCAACCTCATCAAGCCACTGTGCAAGTCGGTGGGCATTACCGTCCACAAACATCGCAATAGCCTCTCTAGCTTGCGCTGTGACCTTATTAGGCGTACCCGCAGACCTACCGCCTGCTTTCTTTCTAGTCTTAACTACTTTAGTTACGTCATTCATAATAAAGCATTATGTTATTCTGTTGGAATTGGGTATCTTAACTCTTGTCTTGTGGCAAATGGGCTTTGACCTGCGCCAATTCGTTGTTGAGCATAGTCCTGTGCTTTTTTGTAAATCTCTGGTGTTGGCTCTAATCCCATTTTTAACAGGTCAACTTCTTGTTTGGTCAAAGTTGGCACAATCAATGGGTGAGATACCAGTTTGCCGTTTTGGCCGTAAGCACTGGACAGCTCAGTCATTGCGCCGCCTTGGTTTATTGGTATTTCACCAAAATAACCTTTGCCCTTTGGCGTGGCATCGGACAAGGTTTGTCCCTCCTCCAAATACCTCATGCCGTAAGGCGCAATGCTAGGCTGTCGGCTGATTGCTTGGGCTAACAATTTGTAATCACCCTCTTTTTTAGGCATTATTTTTTCGCCAATGCTTTTGCCATTGCCATTTTTTTGTCAGCCGCCGCATAGTCTTGGGCAACTTTAACAGAAATGTCAGCTTTTTTAGCAAACTCTGGATTGTGTGCTGCAGCTTGCATAAATCGGGCTTGTTTTGCAGAATGACTAGGCATCGTTTACCTCTTTCATCTTGATTAAGCCGTTCATCAGTCGGCTTTTGGTGTTGAACCATTGCTTACTGTAATCACAATCTTGGTAATGGTCAAACTCAGGTATGCCCAACGTGTAATGTGCAATTCTGGCATTCTTGTTTTCCTGTTCGCCAACCAATATGTTCCATTCTTTTGGTAACTCACCGATAAGTGAATCGGGCAACCAACCAAATCGGTGTAAGTCTGATCCGCTATGGTCAGCCACAAAATCAGGTGTCAGCACCTTGTTTCTGGGGTGATCGCAATTCCACAGGATCAGGCTAGACCAGTTTTTTCTGGGGTAATCCTTGTTTGCCGCTTCCATCGGTGTGCCAATGTACTTTTTGGGGTGTTTGGTCAGGTAGTCATGCTTAACAACCTGCACCGCTTTGGTCGGGTCAAATAGTTTGGCAAGATCGTCAATATTGGACAACATCAGCATATCGCTTGCGTCCAAGAATATTGCTTTGCCAGTGAACTTGGTGAAATAGGGCACTAAAAACCGCTGATAGGTAAATGCGTTAGTGCCGTCTCGTTGTGAGCCGTACAGCGGCGTTATGGCAACTGGCTCGCTAGTGCGCTCAATCAAGCTCTGGCAAAACACATGGTAGCCAATAGCTTCCCTTGGGTCGTAGCCAGCAAATATCCTGATCATTTCAACGTTAGCCTATACAAAGTTGAATCAATTAGTGCCGCTATCTCGTCCACAATGTTTTGCAATTGGCTGTCATCAGGCAATGCTTCACGGTTTTTGTAAACGTATTCTTTGATGCTGGTTAAATACTTAACAGGGTCTTTGGCATTGTGAAAATTCTCAGGAAAATCTTTTATTTTTTCGTAACATCCAGAATAAGCCTCAGCAAAATTATCTGTTAATTCAATAATTTCTTCGTAATATTTTCCCAAAGCCTTATGAACGGCATATGAATCGGTGCTTAGGTGCATGAAATGTGTCACCGTTGAACTGTGAAACAGCGTGGAAATAAAGTCGGCTACGTCTTTTTTCATGGTAATCCTAAAAAAGCAGGGGTCAATGCCCCTGCAAAGGAGACAACTGCGTGTCAATTGTAAACGTTGGAATAGATACGTCAATAGGCCAAGCGCCTGAGATGTACAGTTTTTTTATGGTAGCAATGTGCGCTTTTGACCATTTTTCCATGCGTTCCTCATAACTTAAATTCTTGCCTTGATCAATTTCGTAATGGCATTTAAAGCATAAGGCAGCAATTAAATTATCGTCAGCCTTAATGCCTCTGCCTTTGCCACCGCCCCAATTTGAATGTGCTGCTTGCACCATGTCGCCTGATCCGCATGATTGGCAATCAAGCCCCGCCACCAGTTTTAAAAGTTTTTTTGACCTTACATATTGATGTTTTTGAAACATGGGTATACTTTTCCTTGATTGCCGTTTTTTGTGCTTGCGGTGATTATTTTGGGTCGGCCTTGTGCCGATCCCTTTTTTATTCCTCTAAAGCTCGAAATTTAACGCCTTGTTGTGCGCCAAACATAGTAGCCAGCTCAATCAGCTCGTTCATCTCTGCCACGGTCATTTTGCTTGTCCTTGCGCCAATGACCACAAACCCGCCCTCAATGCCAGGCACAATCTTTTGCTTTTTTAGTGCGGCGGTTAAAACGTCTTTCCATTCTTCTTTGTGTAGCTTTTGACCGTACCAGACCACTTGCTGGGCAATGTCCTCAAGATTAGCCCACATAAGGCGGTTTTGCTCAAGGCTTCTCACTTAAAACTCCAATCATGCGTAAAGCCGCATCAGGGCTGTCAATCCTTGCCAACGTACCACCAATCCAATTTTCAAAAAAGTCGGCTTGTAGGGCGGTTAAACGCTTTTTAGAAGTGGTTTTGATTTCCACCAGAAACGTGTGACCTTTGTACCCCACCAAAAGGTCTACAGGCAAACTGATAATCCAAACATAAGCGCCAGCCGCCCTTAACGTGGCAACAATGGCATCTTGGTTTGCGTCCACACGTTTAGCGTGTCTCATTCATTCGCCTCCGCAAGTCGTTTACGGCTTTCGTCCCACGCTTTTTCACTAATTCGGATGAGACTTGCTGCCACCATGCTAATGCACCCAGTTTCCCATCCTCCGTCAATTTCTTGTTGTATCTCTTGATCCAATCCTTTGCTTCCATCTGGCGCAATGTCTCCTGTATCTCTAAGCGCTTGGTCAACGATAGATCGGCTAAATTCTTCACCGTCTTTAATTCGGCTGAGGATTGAGTTGGCGACTTGTCTGTGTTCATGGTTCATTTTAGAATTCTTTCCCAACATCATGCCAGCTTTGAACAACAGGTTTTTTTTCAGTTCTTTGCCATTGGTGTTTTGAACATTTAGGTTTTTCGCCGTCAGAATGGACTGACCAGCGGTTTGGGCAACCGTGAATAGAACACATTAAACGCAGTGTGTCATCAAAGGAATCGTCTTTCTGATGCGTGAATTTAGTTATTGCCATGATATTTTCCCTCTACGATTTTTGCAAAATTGCTTGGTTTCAGTATCCATTCCAAGTCGGCAACAAAAGCCCGACCGTCCTTGCTGTTGACCCTGCCTGTCAAAAATTTTGATTTGCCAACAGATTGGAAAAACTCTCCCCACCAGTTAAGCACATCAGATGCGGTAATGTCTTGCGCTTGCGCTAACTCTGCCGCTACTTCCCGCCATCGTTGACGTAGGTAACCAGCCCTTGTTTCGTTCCAAACCTCCACCCGCCGCATTGTGGGTAGATTCTGGTGGTATAGCTCAATGACTGCCTTGTGATCGCATTCTGGCAATTTTTTTGATGGCTCAGGTTCACCGTCAGGTGGACATATATAGGTATTTATTTGGTTATTGGTTATTGGTTCTTGGTTATTGGTTGCTATTAGGGTCGCATTAGGAAGGCTAATAGCCTCCCCATTGGTATCCTTATGCCACCGCTTTGCCGCCCCCTTTTTTCCATCCTCAGAAAATTTACGATATTTATTAATTTCTTCGTCAGCTCTAGGATTTATAAAACCATTTTCAGTAGAAACAAAAAACTCGTCCAATACGGTCAAAACTTCTTGTTCAAAGTCTCTTAACCCTATTTGGCGAGCAATATCCCGCTGTTTTATCGGTACTTCATGCAGGTAATAGTGGTCAAGCAAACGCCGATATGCTAAATCTTCCATCGGTGAAAGATGGTGCGTGTGGGACTTATAGTCGCCAATATGAAATTGATAAAAGTGCATACAAACCTTACTTCATCGGTCATCTTCACATGAGAAACATTGGCAGGACGGTGAAGAATCGTCTTTTCGGGAGCTACCCTAGCCACGTTTCAGCAAATCTTACACCACAAACCAATGTGGTCGCAAATCTTTTAACTGCCTCATTCGCAGCTCTGGCACAGCTTTCCACTGGCAAACCGCTGAACGGCTCACATTAAGTAATTTCGCAAGCTCACTCTGTGATCCTGCCAACTGGGTTAATTGCTGTTTTGTCATGCAAACATTGTAAAGGTAGATTAACAATTTAGCCACATTAGGGAAAGTCCCTAGAAATAATCCTTGACTATTTGTTTAGA